CGATCTCCACGTTCGGAAGATCCTCACGCACGATCTGAGCCCCGTAACCGCCGATCACGCCAAGGAACTTACGGCGCGGCATACGCTCGGCGAGCGCGTAGAAGACCTTCGCGCCCTTCTCCTCCGTCAAGTTGACCAGCGTGACCCGATCCCCCGGCGACGCCAGGTAGTCGGCGACCGCAACCGGTGGGTGCACAGTGATGCCCCACGGCATCGGACGGTCCCCGCGGTTGCGCCGCCACCACGCCTCCGCATCCGCCTTCATCCACGCCGTGTTGTACACCACCAGCGACGGGGCGCCCTTCACCAGCCACGCCTTCGACTTCTCGAAGGTGTTGTGCAGCAGATGCACCACCGGGATCCGGTTCAACTCACCCAGCACCGACGCGCGGGCCGTGTTCTCCAGATGCGTCACAATCACCCGCGCACGGCCCTCGCCGCGCATCCACGGCGACGGATCGGCCTTGCCCCGGTACGGGTGCACGCTCACGCCATCGATCTCGTACCCGACATCCGCCGACCGAGGATCCGACAGCAGAACATCCACCTCATACCCGCGCACCACCAGCTCGCGCAGCAGGCTGTGAGCCGCCCACTCCGCACCCGCATTGTGGCCCGGAGGATAGGCGTGCAGCATCGCCAGCACCCGCAACAGGAACTCCGATCTACCGACGGCCGACAGCCCCCTGGGGAGGCCGCCGGCCGTACTCGGTCAGGACGCGGCGGTCGTCGCCTGAACCACGCCGAACGGCGAGCGGGTCGCCGAGTTGCTGTTCAGACGCGTCGCCGGGTTGGCCGTGGCGAACGCCACCCGCATCACGACGCGCATCGCGACGGAGTCCTGCTGCATCAGGTTGAGGATGACCTTGCCGTCGTCGTCGGAGATGACGCCCTCGGTGAACAGCTTGAAGCTGATGTCCTGCCGCATGCCGACGATCGCCTTGCGCCAGTCACCCATCAGCAGCTCCGCCTCCGACGTGTCCCAGGCGCCGTTGGTGAGCTCCGACATCGGGTAGCCGTACAGGGTGCCGCCCGGCGTGCCCTGCAGGTTCGGCTGGTAGATCGGGATGCCGTCCGCCGAACGCAGGCCGTTCAGCTTCCACGTCAGGCCCGGCCGGGACATGAACCCGTTCACGGCGAACCCGTCCTGCGCGACCTTCTCCGCGACCACGGCGACGTCCTGCGCGAAGTCGTCGCCGGTACCGGAGATCGTGACGTTGCCCGCCGCGACCGCCGACTGGTACACGGCAGTCGGCCACGTCGACGGCTTGTCGGTGCCGAACAGTGCCGCACCGTCCAGCTTCGCACCGATCGCCTCCACGAGACGCGGACGCACCTGGTCCCAGATCGGCATCTGCGCGTCGTCGAGGTACGCCTCGGGGATCGGCACGATCGACGCGATCTCCTCCACGATCAGGTCGACGTTCTTCCAGTCCTGCGCCGACGTCTGCTTCAGACCGGTGTCACCGCCCACGAAGTAGGCGATCGGCATCACGTCGAGGACGGGCTGCCGCTGCGTCTTCGTCGACATCGGCACCTGCGCGGCACGCTGCAGCAGCGCGGACGCGGCAGGCATCTCCTGGATGATCTGAGCCGAAACCGGCTCCGGGACCAGCGGATCGTTGCTGGCGTCCCGAGAGATCAGAGAGTCGTAAGGCACGGGGTCTCCTTTCGGAAATGCAGCGACCCCGGCCCCGTGCGGGTGATTCCGGTGCTGCGGTGAGATTCAGGTCAGGGGGTACGGCCGGCCATCCGGCGGATCCACTGGTCGGGGGTCGCCTCCGCGGATCCGGAGGCGGTGGCCGCGCCCGGTGTCAGCGACTCGACGGGCCGGTGTTGCGTGGCGGCAGGGGGAGGCGCTGTGGCCTTGAGGCGCTCGGCGAGCGCCTCGGCTCGCGCGTTGATCTCCTCGTCACTGCCTGAGCCGAGAAGGTCGATCAGGTCCGGCGGGATGTTGTGCGTGGCCGCGGCCATGAGGCGGGCGTTCGTCGACTGCAGATCTGCGAGCTTCTGCTCGACGCTCTGCGCTCGTTCGTTGGCCCGCTGGAGCTCGGACTTTTGCGTGTCCTCGAACTCGGCGTACTTCTGGGCCGCCTGCCGCAGATGGTCGATCTCGTCCTTCGACTTGAAGCCGAGTGCGGACAGGTGCTGCCGCTCATGCTGCCTGGACAGTGACTTCCACTTCGCCGCCTCGGCCTCCCAGTCCGTGACCTCCGGCTTCGACTCCGACGCGGCTGGCTGCTGCGGGAGCTGGGTCGGGGTCTGGGCGGGGATCTGGCCCGCGGCGACGGCTTCGGCGGGGGTCGGGACTGCCTGCGTGCCGCCGGCGGTCTCCGAAGTGTTCTCGGCCATTGATGGGCTCCCGTGTCGGGTGCGCCGCCATGTCGGCAGACGCGGGGGTGGTCATGCGGAAGGCGCCGGCCATGTCGGCGGGCGCCTCGGTGGAGCTGAACGGGCCCGAAGGGGCACCGATTCGGGAGTCAGGGACGCTCAGGTGCCGCATAGGCGGCGCGCCCTTCCGACTCCCACCAGCGGCGGAACGCGTTCACGGCGTGCGTACCGCCGCGGCCTCGCGTTGCTGCCAGCCAGTCGTCATAGAGCTTCTCGGCGATGCCGATGAAGGGTTCGTCGTTCGTGAACGCCGGCCACGCCTGGCAAGAGCAATGGTCGTGATAGCGATTGCCGCCCTGCCGCGGATCTCCTGCCGTCTTCGCCGACTTGTAGACCGGCCCGCGGGAAGCGAGCATCGCGCACCACGCGCAAGGGTCGCTGTCGGTGACCCGCGCCCAACCCGTCGCCCGCTCGTCGGCGTCGATGGACTCCTTCATCACCGACCGGCCGCCCTCAAGCGCGAGATACTGCGTGGAGCCCACCATCCGCACCGCAGCGGCATCCATCGCCTGCTGAGGACTCTTGCCAGCAGCGATCGCCTTCTTGAACTCCACCGGCCCCGTCACATCCAGAGCCGATTCCAAGCGCTTGATCGCCAGCGGAAGCGGGCCCGAAGGCTCGAAACCGTCAGCACCCACACCTGCCTCAGCGCGGGCCTCCCGGTACGCCGCCTGCGCCAACACCGAAGACTGCGCACGAGCCTGCTGCACGATCGGCATCAGAGCAGACCGCACGGCCGGCCACGACGCATCCACCTTCGCCGGGTTCATCAGCTCACGCCACACACGGAGCACCTGCTGAGCCATCTGTGCAGCCAGAAGCGCCTGCACCCGGCGGAACCGCTGCGCAGGCTGCGGCCGGACGGCCACCTCACGCCGCCACAGGCGACTCGGACGGCAACTGAGCGTCGGGCGGAGGCTGCATCTGCTTCTCGATGATGCCGTTCAGCCGGTTCATGGCGTCACCTTCAGACGCCGCCGTCTTCCAACGCTCCACATCAGTCTGTGTGACGCCGGGGATCTTCTCCCACAGTTCCTGTGGCGGAACCCCGAGCATCGTCACCAGCTTGCCCAGCGCGTCCACCGTCTGCGCCAGCGAACGAGCCGACGTGTCCCGCCACACGACCTGCGCTGCGGTGTCTTCCCAAGCGACCGTATCCCCAGAAGCCAGACCGACCAGGCGCAGCATCTGCTCATGCCCCTCGCCGCACAGCGACTCACGCTCGTCCGTCTTGCGATCCAGGCCGTCGCGCGCCGCGGCCAGGGCCTCGGCGGAGAGGTTCACCATCTGGCCGAGCAGATGGTAGGGGGGAACCTGCGACAGAGTGGCGACGTGCCGAATCGTCGACTCCCTCGAATCCAAGTAGCCCTTCAGATCCGTGGCGCCGAACTCGCCGAACTTCGTATCCACGTCCTCGGCGACGAACAGGCCGTCGACGCGGGACCGGAACGGCTCCATCGCATTGCCCTGCTCGTCCAGCGGAGGCGCCATGCCGGTCACCCAGCGCTGACGGAACGCCGCATACTGTTGCGCCATCAGCAGGTTGAACGTGGTCATGTTCAACTGGTCCTGCGTGTCGATCAGCGGCTCAACCTCGCCGACCACGCCATCGCCGTCGAGATCCGCGGTGTTGACGTACCGCACCACCGGGCACACCCCGAGGTTGTGACTCATCACCCACCGGTCGCCGTCCGGCGCCAACTGTGAGCCGTCCGCAGCCCCCACCAGCGTGTACCGGGCCCGATCGTCATACACCCGCACCACACGCCGCTGCCCCTTCGCGGTGTTCTCCAGCCGGTCCTCGACCGCGAAGATCGGCCACTCGTCGTTCACCGGATCCGCGTACAGGGCCGTCATGCGCCGCGGCGAGAACGGCGTGATCACGGGGACCGGCTTCCCTGGCATCACCACCGCATACGCAGCCCCGTAAGTGAGAACCGACCGGTGGATGCCGTGCTGCCGAGCATCCATCCGATTCGCCTGCCACACCGTCCACGGCGCCGCGTTCTCGTCGCCGCCCGCCGGACGGTAGCCGTCCACGTACATGTTCTGCGCCACCACAGTGACCACCAGCGGCAGGATGTTCACCCGGGCCCGCTCGATCAGCCACCGGTACTCCGCCCGCGCTCCTCTCGGCACGTAGACGCTGTCGTGCTTGCCGCACATGTATCGCTGAATCTTGTTCAGACGCTCCTGCTCCGAATCCCGCAGCTTCAGCAGGCGCCGCGCCATCGACACCGCCGCATCCTCACCCATCACCGCCACGCGCCGCCCACCTCCCTACGCAAACCCGTGAACCCGACCCGTGCGCTTCCGCTTCTTCTGCCGCTTGGCCCACTCCGGGGAGGCGAGCAACGCCCGCCGCGCCATGTCCGCCAACTGCATGCCCGCAAAGCCGTCGACCTTCTTCGGCGACTCCCGCGACTCCTTGCCGAACGAAACGCCCCACCTGTTCGGCCGCCGCCGAGCATTCCCCACATGCCGCGTCAGCACGGGATCGCCGGTGTGGAGGATCTTGCGGTCGATGATCGCCTGTACCAGGGCCTCGGTCGCCTTCGTCAACTCCTGCTGGTGGCCACGCATGTCGTAGCCGATCGCCGACCTGACGGATGCCTTCACCAGCAGCTCATCCCGGTACGTCTCGCCCCACTCGTCGATGTACGACTCCCACAGCTTGACGTCCGCGAAGAACGCCCGAACCTGGTAGCGGCCGAACGCGTGCGCTACCAGGTCAGACACCTGCTTACGGTCGACTTCCCAGTTCTTCCCCAGCGGCCCTTCCGGGCGCTCCCAGATCCCGAGCGGCTGCACAAGCCGGTCCGAGACACGCATTGCCAGCAGCACGGTCGCGTCATCGGTCTTTCCGCCGTCGAAGCCGAGCGCGATCTCGTCACCGTCCCGCAGGCGTTCCTCCGAAACGCACTTCGCCCACTCGCCCGGATCCAGCAACGCGTCCTCTGCCGCAACCGGCTGGTTCAGCCAGTACCGGCGCGAATCCGAAGGCGCCGACTGCGGATCCCAGATCTCCGCGATGATGCCGTCCAGATCCATCCAGGCAGAGGCCGGCCCGTAAGCCTCCTTGAGGCCTGCCAGTAGAGCTTCACGGTCGGCGAGGTCGACACCGTCGGCGGCCTGCCGGTGATCGAACAGCAGCCCCGCTGCGTCCGCGTCGCGCACCCGGCCTTCCTTGATGGCCTTGAAGTAGGTGTGCGTGGCCTCCGCAACCGAATCCTGGCCCGGCTCGTACATCGTCGACGTCTCAAGACACCACGGCTCGGCTTCCTTACGCTTCCGCAGGTTCCGGCGCACCGTGCCATGCATTCGCCGCAGCTCCGGCAGCACGTACAGATGCGTCTCGTCGAAGACCGCGAAAGTCTCCTTGCCACCGTCCTTCGCCGCGGAAGAAGCCGTCGACGGGGTGATCTCGCCGCGCTGGTGGTGCAGGATGATCCGGCTCGAAGACTGAGCCGACTTGCCGATATCGACGCCCGGGAAGTCGTCGCCATGATGCTCGATCAGGTACTCAAGCATCGTGGAGACGTTGTCGTAGGTGTTGCCGGACTGGCCTTCCTCCGTAGCCAGGCAGCGGATGAACGGCGACTTCACCGGTCGGCCGACCGGCTCCCCGTTCGCATCCCAGCCGTCGAAGCGAACCGGGAACAGCGCCTCCGCGCACACCAGCATCCCGGCGATCTCAGACTTCGCCCGCCCCTTCGCCCGCGACAGGAACGCCCTCCGGTACACACGGCGGCCCGTCTCCGGATCCAGCCGGTAGGCCTTCACGATGAACGCGTAGAACTCATCGTCCAGTTCGATCGGCTCGCCGACAACGTCGCCAGGACCGTGGCAGAGGAACTCCTCGATGTGCTCCACGATGAGGTGCCCGAGAGAAGGGAACTCGCCGTCGTACTGGGGTCCGCGCCAC